CTTTCTATCCCATATATGCCCTCTATGTCTACCAGGTGGAACGGGGTAAACCCGTCCCAGGTAAAGGTCAATGCCACGTTCTTGTCGCTTGTGCATATCACTTTAATGTCCGACACTGGATTTACCCCCTTTGCATCCTTAAAATCATGGCCCTTGTCTGTAGCCTGGTCTGTCTGCCCACCTCATAAGGACTTAACGCCTTTGGGCTTGTTATATTCACATTCTGTACATATCCACCGCCGCCTTTTCCGGCGTTCTCCATGGCGTGGTTCCTTGCCGTCCCCGTAAGCGGCGTTACAACCGCTTTTCCGTTTACCATGCTCAAAAGTTCCGGGCCGGCTTCCGCCACCATGGCCTGGCCCTCCCTCAATACGCCGCCCTTTGCCAGTCTTGGCAATGACAAGGTTCCTATCTTCCCCAGGGAAACGCCCGGTATCTCATTGATTACATCAATCACGCCGTTAATCATGCCTATGAATTTATTTACCACGCCCTCTATGGTGGAAAGGCAGCTATTGATTGCCGATTTAAAGGCATCCCCAACAGCAGAACCAATTTTCACGCCCACATCCACAAAACAGCCCTTGATTTTCTCCCATAGGCCAGAAAAGAACGAAACCACGTTTGAAAATGCGTTTACCACGCCCTGGTATGCGTTTTGGAATGTGGTTGAAAACCAGGATGCCACGTTTGCAAGGGCAGACTTTATTTCCGTCCATCTGGCACCGAACCAGGAACCGATTGCCGCAAATACACGGGTCACGTTATTGTAGGCGTTGGTGAACATGGTTAAAAACCAGGTTGCCACTTGGGCCAGGGCGTTCTTTATATCGTTCCACCTGGCACCGAACCAGGAACCGATTGCCGCAAATACACGGGTCACGTTATTGTAGGCGTTGGTGAACATGGTTAAAAACCAGGTTGCCACTTGGGCCAGGGCGTTCTTTATATCGTTCCACCGTGCCCCAAACCAGGAACCAATGGCCGCAAATACACGGGTCACGCCTTTGTATGCTTCCGTGAACCGGTCCGTGAACCACTTGCCCACGCCCTGGAAAATGGAAACCAGGCCATCCCACAAATTTTGAAAAAATTGTTTGATGTTCGCCACCAGATTATCTATAAATTCCCGGAACGCCCCGCAATTATCGTAAAGAAGTTTAAAGGCTCCGGCAAATGGATTGACTATCAGCAGCAAAAGCCCCTGCCAGTTCGATTTTATGAAATTCACCACGGCCTTAAAGGCGTTTGGTATCGTGACTGTGAAAAAGTCCGCAATGGAACCGAAAACGTCCGCCGCCACTTCCTTTACTTTGTTCCATATGGCAATCACTTTGTTTCGGAAATCCTCATTCGTTGCGAACAAGGTAACAAGTGCCGCCACAAGCGTTCCTATTATCGTTACCACAATGCCGATAGGGTTGGCGTTCATTGCCGTGTTTAAAAGTTTCTGTGCAATCGTCACGCCCTCGGTGGTTGTTTTCCATACCTTAAAGGCAGAAATCAGCCCTTGAATCATTGTTACCACGTTCCATGCAAGCATCCCGGCGGCAATCCCGGCAATGATTGAAATAATCTGTGACCCATGCTTTGACACAAAAGAGATAAATTCCTTTACCTTGTCGATAACCGCAAGCACAATGGTTTTTACTTGCGGTATTTTGCTTTTGACTTCTTTTATTACATCACTGATTACTGGCTGTAGTTCTTCGCCTATGGGCTTTATCAAATCAACTTTGATGTTCCGCCCCAACTCTTCAAACTGGTTCCCCAGGTCATTGTATTTATTCTCATTTATCTTTTCCAGGGCATCATTGGCGTTGGAAATCTCACCCTGGGTATTCACCAGGGAACGCACTGCATCTTCTCCCAAATCCTCCCATTTGGTCCCGTAAAGGGTAACGCCCAAAATATTGCGCTGCACCTTATCATCACAAGAAAAAAGGGCATTATTCACTATATCAAAGGCTTCCCTTGCACCTTCGCCGCCCTCTGCGAACTTCTTTTTCAAATCCTCCGCATTAAGCCCCAATTCCTTAAAGGCATCATCCGCCGTTCCGTCCTTTACCCTTATGCCAAACTCTTTCACGGCATCATTCAGATAATCAATCTGGAACGTGCCGTTCTTGGCACCATTCGCCATCATGTTAAATGCTTCCTCTGCGGAAATCCCCAGGTCATTGTAATACACGGAATATTCTGCCAACTGGTCCGCAAGGTCCCCGTTCTGGTTCAGCCCCTTTTGTGCCCCCTGGGCCAAAAGGTTGTATGCTTCCTCGGAAGAAATACCAAACTGCTTCATCATGGCATTAACGCCCCGGATGCCCTCGTTTACGTCTATATCAAAGGTATCACGCATCAGAATGGCGGTTTCCGTGGTGTTTTTCAGTTCTTCATCTGCAAGGCCCGTCTGCTGCTTGACTGCCGCCATTGCCGTTGCTATGTCGTTTATGTCCTCGCCAAAATTATCCTTGTATATGCTTAAAAGGGTTTCTTCCAACCCCTCCACTTCACTGTCTGCTGCCCCCGTCTGTGTAATGACTGTGTTTAATGCCTTGTCACAATCCGTTTCAAACTTTGTGGCATATGTAGCGGCGGCAACGAATCCGGCCCCCAATGCTTTTGCCGCACCCTCCGCCGCTTCTCCTAGCTTCCCTAACTTTTCCTTGAAAGTCCCGGCCTTTTCCTCTGCCTTTTTCAATTCTTCGCCGGAAAGGGCGGATGACTTCCCCAATTCTTCCACGGCCTTGTCCGTCTGCCTTGCCGCTTCCTCCAAATCCTCCAATTCCAGGCTTGTCTTTTCAATTTCCCTTTTCAATGCCCGGTATTGCTCTTCCGAAACCTCTCCCCTTTGGAACTGTTCTTGCACTTGCCTTTCCGCCGTTTTCAGAATATCCAGTTTTTCCTTGGTTTCCTCAATGGCATCACTTAAAAGCGTTTGTTTCTGTGCCAGGGCTTCCGTGTTCTTAGGGTCCATTTTAAGAAGTTTGTTTACTTCCCTTAGTTCTGCCTGGGTATTCCTCACTTTCCCATTCACGCCGGAAAGTGCCTTTTCAAGTTTGGTGGTATCTCCGCCAATCTCAATAGTGATTCCCTTTATCCCCTTGTTTGCCACGGTATCAGCCCCCTTTCTTCTTGAAATTTCTTCGTAGCCCCTCACGGTCCGGCTTCGTCTGCTCCATCCGCCAACAGTTTTTCAGATATTCCCGGCCCTCTTCGGTCTGTGAATTTTCATAAATCATTGCTTCACGCATGAAAAACAGATAAACGTCAATCTCCATTTCCTGCACTTCGTAAATGTCTATATGGCAATAGTCCATTACCAGTTTTTCCGGGCGTGTAAGAAGTGTATATGGTATCTCTTCCCCTTTATCCTGGCGTGGATAAAAGGGCATGGTTAGTTTGGGTTTGTTTTCAATTCATCCACAAACGCCATATAGGCTTCCAGGATTGCCGTACACTCTTCAATGTCGTAATCCTCCAGGTTCTTTTCCGTCACCCTTACATGGTTCATATTGTTGTTAAGGACTGCCGCCAACAGTCTGTAAATGGCTTCCGTGTCCTCCACCGTGGCGTTTTCCTCTTCCACGTCCTGGATTTCCTTAATGGCTTCAAAAACCTGTTTCTGCGGCATCCTCACAATGATTTTCCTGCCCTTTTCCACCACGTTCCCGTCCCCGTCCACCTTGTCTTTCAGCGTGAACGGCCAGAACGTCCTTTTCAGCTTGTTGCAATTAAATTCCTTTACTGCCATGCCCTCATTCTCCTTTCATGGAATAAGCGGCCTGGGGGCTTCTCCCTGGCCGCTCTTACGGTCTTATACTTCGCCGCCGGGTTCCTCTTCTCCGCCTTGTCCCCCTCCGCTTTCGGGTCCTGCTGCTTCCTCTGTAGCGTCCATATCCTCTTCATACAGAATAAGCGTGCCCTCCTTGTCCATGGGCTGTGCCTTAAACTCTGCATCAATGACGGTTTCGCTGTCCTTGGCAAATGCAATGGTAAATCCGGCCTGGTTGTTTCCAACGATTGTTACCCTTACGTCCCCGTCCACCGGGTCTTTATGTACAAAATGGATAACATACCGCTTTCCATCCGCATTGCCGATTCCTCCAATCTTCACAATGCGTTTCTTCTTTGCCTTGTCCTCCGTGACCCTTGCGGTCTGGCATAATTTCTGTAACGTGGTTCCGCACCAGGTCATAATCCCGGATTTAAAGGTTGCTTCCTCTTCCGTTATGATGACCTTGGAAACCTTTCCCATATCGTCTTTGGCTTCGTAGAAAGACGGTGCATATTCGATTTCAGCACCGCCTTTGATATAGCCCAGGCGGTTTTCTTCCGTTTCCAATGCTTCATTGGTTGACAATTCCTTGTCCGTGCCCTCAAACTCCGTACAATACAAATCGCCGGAACCTAAGACAATGCTTTCTTTGTTCATGCTCTTTTCGCTCCTTTCGTTTTGGTAAGCAGCCCCTTTACCTCATAGGCCGTCTGGAAACATTCTTCATCCGGGATAGGGGCCAGGTACATTTCATATTCCACATCCGGGAAAATTTCCGCTTCCATCTTTCCGGCCAGGTCCTCCCGTTCTTCATCATCCGCCACGGTATATAATTCCAGGTCAAAATCCCTGGCCTTTAAATTGTTTAGGTTGTCCGCTCCCCTGCCCGTATCATGCGGAAGCATATAAACCATATAGGGAAGCGGCGGCACCGGGTCATCAACGGTTCCCTCAAATTGGTTCTTCGCAAGCGGTATTCCGTGTTTTACAGAAAATGCCTTTGCCCTCTGCACAAGTTCTTCAACCCCCACGCTATCCCCTCACTTTCTGCGTTATCTTCTGTACGGCCAATTCCCCCAGGGTATCATTTACGGGGCCGATATGTTCAAACGCCCTTACCCTGCCGCCGTTCCTTGCCTGGTGCCCTTTTTCCAGTAAATGGGTCAGTTGGTAATTTTTCTTGTTATACACGGAATATCCGTTCAATCCAGTAATGGCGGATGCCCTGCTGCCCCTTACGTCATGCGTCCAGTCCTTGGTATATTTCCCGGTTCTCTCCGTGTACGGTCCGCCCTGCTTCAACGCTTTTTCCGCTGCGGCGGCGGTTTCTTTCAAGCCCTCATTTACGGCTTGTTTCAACTCCCCGTTTGTCCATTCCTCCAACTGTGACATTATGGCATCCCCCAGGCCGTCAATGGATGTCCTCAATTCTTACCAGCCCTTTCCCCGGCGTAAAGTTCAATCTTCCCGTTGCTTTTGGGGCCGTATGTCCGATAGACAGCCAATGTCCTGCCGTCCACCATGATTTCCGTCTGCCCCTCATATTCAAATCCCCAAACCTCAACCATCATGGATGC